CATGTTGATACTTACCCTCAATCGTTTCATTGATTTGGCTCATCATATGCTTTACGATCTGACGACCAGACAATGTAGTTGATTGTCCAATACGCTTATCGTAGAAACGACAATGTTCATTCAATAGTGCGCCGTATGCTGAGTTGAGTAGAATCTTACGAACAAGCTGCCGCTTGTCATAATAGTCATACATATCAGTTCCATATGCTTCTTTAGCTTGCTTCTGAATCGCTTTACGCTCAGTATACCAGCGTGATAGAAGACCAGGAATGATACCTTCTTTCTCATACGTAAAGATGGTACCGTTTGCTGATAACATGTATGGCTTATGACTGTCAAAGATCATCTTCCATATCTCAGCAGCAGACATATCCTTTGAACGACCATCTTCATAGTCAATCGTGAGCATTGTGCCACGCTCTTGGTTCATGATAGCTGTATATTCTAGTGAACCAAAGAGATTTTCCCAGAGAATAGAACCAGTTACCGCGTCATCTTCGCCAACGCTGCCTTTTTTGCGTTTCTTCTCAACGCCCAGACGAGCACCTTTTTCCTGCATATATTGATCAGTAAGTGTTTGACGGACCTGACCGATAATAGTTTCTGGAGCCATGTTAAGTGCTCTGATCGCTGAGGGATAGAGCGAGTTGATGTCAACCGCTCCGACATATTCGTGAATCCCCTTCTGCGGTACAGCAACATATGCACCTGCTGCTTGTTGTTGCTCTCCACCAAACGTATCCCGACGCTTTTTGTCAGGAACGACAAATCCACGTTCATGTGCTTCATTATAAATCGCCATCTCAATCATAGCCACCGAACCCATAACAGTTGGCAGCAGTACTGTGTTTTCATGCGCTAGCGCATTTGCGAGTTCAAGAAACTTCAACTTGTTGTGGATCTTAGCCACAAGCATCGTATCTTGTCTATTGTACTCTACGAAAGTCTTAAAGTCTCTATTGTATAGTTGATCAAGCGTACCTTCATACTGAGTCTTACGCTCACCTAATTCGTATTCACCGATGGCATCTAGTGAATAGCTGTGACGCGACTCATAGTTGTACTTCTTATACATCTGAAGATAGTCCATATGAATACGGCCAATCAGATCATAAGTTTGCTCTTCCTTGCCGAAACGTTCATATGTGCGTGGCTTAGGAAGTTGACCAAGCAGACAGAACCTGCGAGTATCGTTCTTAGACATCACGCGAGTAACACGATTTACCATATAAGGAATATCGTATCCTTCAGAGTTCCAACCAGTCAACACATCCGCATCATCAATAAGATCAAAGAATGTTTCAAACATCTCAGTCTCACTACGAAACAGAAAACAGTTAGGAAAGTCCTTAGTGAGTTCTTGTGCGGTTTCGTCTGACATATGCTTTGGCGGAATAACCAAAGTGACAAGTTGATCCAACCAATCAAGATAACAAGTGATTGCTGTTACAGGATTGAATGGATCCGAAGTTGGACTAAAACCCTTTTCAGGATCAAAGTCCACTTCAATGTCAAAGAAGCAAGTGTGAAGTTTCGGAGGATCAATGTTGAGATAGTTTTCGGACAAACATCTAAAGACTACGTTGACATCGCTCTCAAACAACTTTTTCTTGCTGTTTATCCTACGCTCCTTCTCAAACTCCGCGCGTTTGCGAGTAGAGAAACGAGATACTGGATCATTGAAGATAGAGCGTTGCTTACCTTTAGGATCTTCGTAATAAAATGTATAGTTTGTTGGATATTCTCTATACTCTCGTTTACCTTCGGGAGTACGCTCAACCACATGAATGCGGTCAGCAGATGAGTCTAGGATCGCATCAATATACATTAATCAGTCCGACCAACAGTCTCCAAGATAGTGTTGAGTTCTTCATTTTCTTCGTTAGTCTCATTCAAGCGAGACTTATGAGCAACCTTGATTGCCTTCTTGAGAATGCTTGGCTTGATCTCAAGTTCTTCTGCGATTGCCTTAACAGTGTCGTTAAGACCTTCGTTTAGCGTCTCAATCTCTTGTAGAACGCCCATACCTTCATTGATAATCTGTGTAAGCTTAAGCTTAGCTTCGGAATTGAATACTCTAGACATGTTTACTCCTTCTAGTCTGTTCAGTATATAGTATGTGTAGTGATGAGTCAAGGTTTTGTTCGGGTAACATACCCAAACAAAGATTAGACATTAGCTAAATCACGGACCTTAGTCCATTCATTACGTTGCCAGTCTTTACGCCAATCGGCAGGATGAACTCCATTACGGGCGTCTTCTGCGATCTTATGAATGGCTGCTAACTTTGCTTTAACTGTGTTAAGTTCTTCTTGGAGTTGTTCAATATCCAATGTGTTGTTCCTTTGTGTGTTAATACTTGAATGTATAGTCAATATTAACTAAAGTCAACAACTCGTTTGGGTAAGTATACCCAATACCTATTCAAAGATTTGGTGATTCTTTTCGCCGTATATCTTGATATATTTTCCGGCAAGCATATCTGCCATAGCCTCAATAGGACTGCCTGGATAGCTGGAACCTGGACGAATCATGTTAAGCTCACCTTGTCTCACATGAACTAACTCATGGAACACAGTGCGTAGAATGTCTACGAGATTACGATTCTTGGCATAAACCCAAATGCTGTCATCACCATCTATGTGACCACCTGTATGATGATTGTTTTGTGCTTCTTCAGTGTCCATGCTGAGTTCTACAGCAGGCTTGTTCTTGATATGAAGACGCTTTACAGACCAGTCCACAAACTTGTCTACTTCACTCTGTAAGTCAAGATCAGAACCGTCTTCATTCAATGGTTCCCAATCAGTTTTTGTCTGGGCTTTTGGTTTCTTGTTGTTCTTAGCGTGTAGTCTGGATTGAAACAGATTGAATGCTTGTCTTGCTGTTACTGCCATTTCTCCACAATAGAACTGTCTGTATGTGTGGCCCGACATTGCTGCTCGGTCTCTGCCCATATCTTGTACATTAAAATCTACCGGAAACGTACCGTAATAGCGTCCTACTTGGCCTACATCTACTTCTGCTGTGGTAGGACTATCTTTAGTGAAGTCTCTAATAGTTTTAGCAATGTCTCGCCCTTGACGGTTGGTATGCACGACCATTTTTATAGGGTTGTTCATATATGCCTCATACCACCAGAGATCATTATATCCCCCATGCCACTTCATTGGATCGTCTCTCCAATCTTCGTCTTCACCATCTTCGTCCAGTGGTTCCCAGATAATCTTTGGTCGGGCTTTTGGTGTCTTTTTGATATTAGCATGTAGTCTAGTTTGAAATATATTGAATGCCTGGCGTGCTGTTATCGGCCTTGAATCGGTGTAGAATTCCATGTTGGGAATTCTACCGTTCCTACCGATATGAGTATCTGGATGACTTAGGTTAACTATTCCGGTAACTAGTGCGCCTTGCAGAAAGACCGACACTTCTGCATTAGTAGTAGAAATCTTTTTAAAATTTCTGACAGTGTACACTCCTGATGCAGGTTGAAAGCCCATCCCAGATATATTGTGTACTTTGACTCTTAGGGGCTTGTACTTTTGCTCCTCATACCAATCCTCATACTCATCGTTTTGGGACCCATGCCACAGCATTGGATCATCTCTCCAATTTTGATCTTCACCATCTTCGTCCAGTGGTTCCCATTTAACTTTTGTCGTATCGGGCTTCCACGTTTTGTACTGGAATAGGTTATATGCTTGTTGTGTTGTCAGATCGTTTCCATCTGATTGTAACGTCAACTCACCATGTCCAAAATTATCTAACTCAATTGTCTCGTCATTTATAGGTAAATCCATATGTACTGGTAAATTATTCATCATAAAACTTACCCTTGCACTTTCAGGACCAGTCTTAGTAAATCTTTTAACTGTAGATTTAACTTTATTACCGTCATGATCTCTACCGAACACGATCAAAGGGAAGCTTTTAAGATGACTTATCCAAGGAACGAGAGGTCCACCAATGTAATCAGGGCCATCTTCACCGTCTTCGTCAAGCTTATCCTTAATCCACTCATCAGGTGTTCTGTCAAACTTCTTGATAAACAAGTCATGTAACGCTTTACCAGTGATATGATGCTTTGAAGCAATCTTACGCATTAACTTATCAATGGTGTTATAGTCGTGCTTCTCTAGCGAAGGTAACTTCTTCGCGAGGTCCGATACAGCAGATTCTAATATGATTTCATCACCGAGCATAAGTGTATTTATCTTTGAATACGAAAATGTATTTTACTTAGGCACCGCGACGATCATGTGGATTGTTGATACGCTTTTCAGCTAACACTCGCTCTGCTTCAATGTTCTTACCGCGCAAGTGAAGGACCGTGGTAACCTTTTGGTCTAAGCGAATCAAATCATTGTCAAGCATACGAATGCGATCAATCAGTGCGAGCAGGGTATTGTTAGCCTCACTTATCACTGGTTTGATCTCTTTGGTCGCCCAAGACCATACGTAATATACGAAATACCCCATTCCACCTGCCGCTATAATTGGAAACCCAAACTTGTTGATTAGATCAGCTATTCCACCCATTAGTCTTTCCTCGCATCTACTTTACCATCCGAACGTGCTATTCTGTCTA